CAAACGTAGTGGAAGTAGACCATCCAATCTTCTTTGGACGGCTGGAGGGAACTATTTTGGATGCAGACGTAGAAGTAATCTTCTTTCGCGTCCAAGTGTGAATTCAAGATAAGGCATTGGGCGTAGTCGTAGCGGTCAGGAGTTCCCCAAATATCCTTAGCTTTCAGGACAGCGATCACTCGACCAACTTTCTTGATCTTGTGGTCTTCAGCCATGCAGCCGTCACACTGAACCTGTATAATCAGCTTACCAAGTATATTTGCCATTGTCAAGTCCTCGGGGTCGGACCCCTGCCATTGAAGAAAAAGAAAAGCACAACCAGAGCCATAATGACCCAATAGTCGGGGAATGGATGGCTCTGGTTGAAGATTTCATTCATAGGACTGTCCACAGGTGTTGAGGCGGGTCTCGTCCTTGACCGTCGTCTTGTAACAGTCAACGATCCCGCAGTAGCCACGAATGTCGCTGTATTGGCTCTCGATTTCATCGAAGGGATATGGGCCAGCCTGACACTTCAAGCCTTCGACTTCGCCCATACCAGGGATGGTATAATTCACATACCAATTCAAGTCGGTATGGAGACCATTGTTCCACTCCATTTCACTTCTCCGAGTCTATAACGAACCAAATCGTTCGCAGGCCAAATAAAGTCCAAACTGACCAAGGTCTGCATCAGCGGAGCGAGCCATTGTAACGCATTCATTAAGCTCTTCGTCTTCGAAGTAGAAGGCAGAAGTCTCCGCTGTCTGATGTCCCATGAAGAAGAGGACCAATAGCCAAATGACGTGCATGGACTTGGACCTTAGGTGTTGGAACCGTTCTTCGTGATCGTCACGGTTGGGATTTGTGCAGCAACCTTTGCACTGGCTTCCTTGGCCTTATCAACAGCAGCCTGCTCGACCTGAACGGCCTTGTCGGCAACCTGATGAGCCGCATTGGAAGCAGCGTTCTTGGCAGCTTCAGCAAGAGCCTTGACTTCCGCAACGCTTGTAGGAATATGCAGATTGAATGACATAGATTTCTCTCCTTGGTTAGTGTCCAAAATAATGGACGCACATTGCAACCACAGCGGCAGCAAAAAACAGCACGAAGACGATATCAACGACTAGGTGCAAAATATGATTACTTGGGACTTGCATAGATTTTCACCTTTGCTTTTCCATCGTAACCCTCGTAGAGGCGGGTCGCACGATTCCTCTTGCAGGCATCCTCAAATAGGATGAATTCCGTAACTGAGAGATGGGACACCTCCCTGCCATCGAGTTTCTTTATTTGCAAATCTTCCATCAGTCTCAAACTTTCGAGGAACCATGCGAATGAGGTTCCGCAATTCCTTCTTACGTTGGATTAGAGATAGCTTTCGTTTCGTCATGGTCCAAAGATTAGCATACGGCGAAGCCGGTGTCAAGCGAAAAATGCGTTTTGGGCTTCGCCAGAGATAAATATTGGATATTCAAGGAGATGACCCATTTGTCTGATGACCTAAATAAAAAGTTCAACCTCGTCCTAGCACCAACAGATGCGGTCGATATCATGTCAGCCGAAGTTCGTGCAGATAGCGCAAAGAAGGACTTCACGCAGGCACGAGCCTCAATGATGAACATCGTTGCTGTTTCCTCACAAGCAATCACCGACTTGGGCATGATGGCATCTCAGGCACAGGATGTCAATGCCTATATCGCCCTCTCATCGATGATTAAGGCGGGTTCTGATGCTGCCTCACAGCTAATCAGACTCCACCGCCAGCTTCAAGACCTCGACGCACCTGACTCCAACAAGACGGGTCCAGGCGAACTGCATAATCACATCCACTTTCCGTCCATGTCAACCAACGACCTAAAGGAAGCACTTAAAACTTTGAAGAACGATAGCCATGATTAGATTCCGAGAACTGCTTATTGAAAACAATGATCCATTTCATAATCGTGCCATGGGCATCATGTCTGCGGAGCGCGGACACCTCTCTCCAGAGGAAAATAACCGCCGTTCGAAGACCCTGCACGGCGAGTTGAAAGCCGCAGGCCATAAGGTCATCCCCGCTTTCGGTGGCTATATAGAAAACCATAATACTCCAGAAGCGAAAGAGACACGCGAGCGTTCGTTCATTGTTATGCATAACAAGCCTGGAGATGACAAGGGGGTTGTCAAGAAGACCCTGACAACCTTAGGTCGTAAGTACGATCAGGACTCGATCCTTCACAAGCCTCACAATTCAGATATAGCATCCCTTCATGGCACCAATAAGGCAGCTTGGCCTGGAATGAACAAGACGGTTGCGGCTGGCAAATACCGCAAAAGAAACAACGACCAAATGTTCACTCGTATGCCAAGCGGTAAGGAGTTCACCTTCGGTGAGTCTTTAAATGAAGATATCACCGGGAAAGAACTCTCTGACGGTGGCAAGAAGATGCTCCAGTACTCTCATGAATACACGGACACGGCGGGCTTGCCCCGAATGCAACCAACTATGCAAAACTCGTCTGCCGAGAAGCAGAAGCCTATTGCACATGCTTTTCACCAGCTAGCCAATGAAGACCCTGAATATAAGCAACATGTCTTCAAAGCTTACCAGAAGCAGCACCCAGATATGGTCAAGCACGCTGGAGCAGTAGATTACGATAGTCTTGCCCATGCGTCCTATAAAGCTTTCGCTCATGAAGCAAGTAACCAGTATGACACCTTGAAGAAGCATATCAACTTCGAATATCATGGTGGCGAGAAGGATTATGCAAATTCAGATGCAATGCGTCATGATTTGCATAATAATCATCACATGGACGTATTCAATGGCGGCGAACCTCATGATCATCCTGATCTATCTACTCGTGGAGCAGATGGTCTTAACGGTAACGAGAAGTTCAGAGCCGTACACGACGCCTTCGGTCATGGTGTTTTAAAGAATGGTTTCGGACCCAAGGGAGAAGAAACAGCTTGGCATGTTCATCAACAAACATTCTCTCCACTGGCCAAAGCAGCAATGTCAACTGAGACTCGCGGACAGAACTCTTGGGTTAATTACTCAGGCGTAAACGCTGGCAAGCATCCGAAGGACACCACATTCGCAAAACAAAAGGTCGGACTCCTTCCACCTGAAATGAATCGTGCTGATTATAACGGCGAAGTCCCTCATTACTTAAAAAAGCATATGAACACTCCAATCACAGAGTCTAACTCCCTCGTATCTCAGGTACGTGAAAGTAAGAGCCTCCGAGATGTGGTTCCCCATTGAGACCAGACTTAGCAATAACTTACGGGTGGTTAGAAATGTTAAATATGAAGAGACTCCAGAAAGATAATCCTTTCTTGTACAGTTTTTTAAGAGAAGCGGCAATGTTTCGACATGCTGCTCTAGTCTATGGGACTATGGGAGTCAACGATAAGGCTCACAAAGAAATGTTTGAACATATGAAGGTAGTTGATAAGGTGTATGGCAAAGTTTCGAAATAACCCCCTCCTAAAGGGAAAGAATGTAAAGTTCGACTGGACTCCAGAACTAGTCGATGAATACATAAAATGTAAAGAAGACATCTACTACTTCATAGAACACTACTTCAAGATCGTTACAGAAAACGGCCTTGAGCAGATGATTCTACGCTCTTACCAAAAAGAGATGATCGACAACATGTTGAATGGCCGTTTTACACTGGCCTGCATGAGTCGTCAGAGTGGTAAGACCGAAACCCTCCGTGCCTTCCTCATCTGGTATATTCTATTCAATGACTTCAAGACCGTCGCCATCGTCGCCAATAAACTCGACACCGCGATGGAAATTATCGGTAAGCTTCAGATATCGTACCAGAATTTGCCTCTGTGGCTTCAGTTAGGCGTCACTGAATTCAACAAGGGCTCGTTCGTCCTTGAGAACAACTCTCGCCTATTCGCGTCGGCAACCAGTGCGGACGCCCTCCGTGGTTATACCTGTCATATCATCGTGATCGATGAGGCGGCACATATTGAGAACTGGGATGAGTTCTACGGAGCCGTTTCACCAACCATTTCAGCCGGTAAGTCTACAAAACTAATCATGGTTTCAACTCCCAAGGGTCTGAACCACTTCTATGAGTTCTACGAGGGATCAAGCCTCGGCAAGAAGACAAACAGCTTCCAGGCTACATTCGTACCTTGGTATAACGTACCGGGGCGCGACGAGCAGTGGCAGCAGGAACAGCTTGAGCTAATCAACTTCGATATGATCAAGTTCGATCAGGAGTTTAACTGTTCGTTCATCGGATCGGCAGGCACGCTTATTAATGGTGGTTGCCTACAGATTCTCAAGACTGATATTCAAATGCCAGTACATACGATTGACAAGCTAAAGATTTATGAACCCCCAATCAAAGAAAGAAAGGAGTGGCGTGAGAAGATCGAAAACGTAACACGCCAAACAAGCATCTATGAAAGAAATATTAAAGAAGTCGGTCAGACTATCATGGAAGAATATACGATCCCGTCTGATAAATATGTTATTGTGGCTGACGTTTCAAGAGGTAAAGGACTCGACTATTCTGCGTTCTCAGTCTTTAATATTACAAAGGTACCTTATAGACAGGTGGCAACGTTCCGAGACAACAACATCACCCCAACAGACTATGCACATTATCTATATAAGGTCGGACAACTTTACAACGAAGCCCTAGTGCTTGTCGAAATTAACGATATCGGTGAACAGGTCTCGACCTATATGATGGATGAGCTTGAATACGGTAACGTGCTCTGTACTCAATCAAATGGTCGAGCAGGCAAGACTGTCACATTCAATATGTCAAAGGCAGACAAGGGTGTCCGTACAACGTTGACCCTGAAGAATTCAGGCTGTCTGCTCATGAAGCTATTACTTGAAGAGCGTCGTTTATCACTTGTCGATGCTGATACTGTAAACGAGTTGTTGACATTTGTCAAGGACAAAAATTCATGGTCAGCCGATAAAGGCAAGAATGACGACTTAGTTATGGGAATTGTTCTATTCTCCTGGCTATCAGATCAGAAGTTCTTCTATGAGTGGACCTCTATTAATACAGTTCAATCTCTTGGCGAAATCTCAGCGGGTCAAATCCAGGCAAACCTGTTGAACTTCGGCTATGTCGCCCAAGATACGAATGATTATACTGACATTCGCGGCCAGAAGTTCCAACCTGTTCATAACATGAATATCCCTAGAGATAGGTTCGACAGTTGGGAAGACCGAGTGATGCCAGTTCTGCATTTGAACAACTTCTAATAAATAAAGGAAGCAATTAGGAGACCTACAAATGACAATGATTTTGAAACCAGTAGCAAACGAGTCGTTCTGCAACACTACCCAAAGTACTTTTGGAAACACACCCCTACTTCGACTTTACAACTCAAATACAACAGCCGGTGCTGCCTTCCTTCTGACACGAGCAGTCAATTCTACGGTTAACGTCGCTACAGTAACCATCTTTCCTGGCCAAGAAATGTATTTCCGCAAGGAGCCAACTGAGCTTCTATCAAGCAACGTCGCTTCGAACACAATCTACGCTGTGCCTATTGCCTTCAACAGCGGAAGCTAAGCTAACAACCTCCATTTAATAAATAAAAAGAAGAACATATTTATAAAAGGAGAAGAAAGTTGACTTTCCCAATTTCACCCGGAGTCTATAATGTCGAGCAAGACTTTAGCGTAACTGTACCTAATCTTGGTTCAACGACAGGTGCTATCGCTGGCATTTTCGCTTGGGGTCCACTCTTCCAGCCTTTCCCAGTCGGTTCTCAGTCTCTTTTGGCTACTTATTTCGGTGAGCCTATGGCTTGGAACTACGAGACATGGTTCTCAGCTTTCAACTTCCTTGAGTACGGCAATCAGTTATACGTAGTTCGTACTGCTAACACAACCTCAGGTACAGCAAACTGTGCATTGAACGCTGTAGTTGGTACAGGCTTCTCTTCAAATGATATCCTTTCTTCAGTTGTCTTGAATAAGACAACGCAGGCTCATCAGGCACAGACAGGCGGCTGGCCTTCAACAGTCAACTACGTAGCAAAGTGGCCATCAGGCTTCCTAGGCAACTCTCTGGCTCTTGGACAGTGCTCTTCAGCTAATCAGTACCATTCAAACGTTACTTTGTCTGGCACGATCACTTCTGGTCTATCTCAGGGTAATTCATACACTGGCCAGCTTTCATTGAACTCAGGTGCCAACTCAGGCACGTTGTCATTCATCGCTGCTGGTGGTTCATCAGTTCCTGCTGGTAACACATTCGCCAACACCTTGATTAACTCATTCTCAGTAGGCGACTACTGGAGAGTTTCAACAGGTATTCGTGGCAATCCTTTCCAGTACCTTCAGACAACTGCATTCTCTAATGCAGTAACAAACGCAACTGTAACAAGTATGACAGTTAACTTTAGTAAGCCTTACAACAGTGGTGGAAATCTTCAGATTTCAACCGTTGAGCGTCTATGGGAATACTACAAGCAAGTTACTCCTCCTGCTTCATGGACTTCACCATATCAGGTACACTCAACTAATCCAAGTGTTCCTGACCTTGTTCAGGTTATCGTTGTGGACAATGCTGGTAACATCTCTGGTGTTCCAAACACTGTTCTTGAGATTTACGAAAACGTTTCTCGTTCTATCGACGCTCTAAACAGTGACGGTACGACAAACTACTACAGAAATGTAATCAACCAGCAGTCAAAGTGGGTCTGGAATGTTAACGACCTAACTGGTGCTCCTTCAGCCAACTCAGGCTCATTGGTTGCCGTAACAAATGGCTCAGTTCCATTCGATCAGGTATTCAGTGGTGGTCAGGACGGTGACTCAGAGTCAACTGCTCCTATGGGCACATTGATCAACGGTTGGGTTATGTTCCAGGGTGTCGAGACGATCACAATCGATCTTGTTATCGCTGGCAAGCCTTTGGGTCAGTCAGCACAGGCTGGACAGCTTAGTACGACATACAACAACTTCGGTATGGCACAGTGGTTGATTTCAAACATTGTCCAGACACGTCGTGACTGCTTGCTCTGCTTCTCACCTGACTCAGGCACAGTTATCAACAATGCCGGTAACGAAGCAACAGATTTGATTAATTGGGCTTCATTGCTTCCAAGTTCAACATACGCAACAATGGACTCAGGCTACAAGCTTCAGTACGACCAGTACAACAATGTTAACCGTTGGGTTCCTCTCAATGGCGATATTGCTGGTCTCTGCGTATACACTGACAATGTTGGCTATCCATGGGAGTCACCAGCCGGTTTCAACCGTGGCCAGATCAGCAACGTTATCCAGCTTGCTTATAACCCACAAGAGTCAGACCGCGACCTCATCTATCCTCAGGCTATTAACCCTGTGGTTACATTCCCTGGACAGGGCACGTACCTTTATGGAGATAAGACATTCACGATCCAGCCAACAGGCTTCAGTCGTATCAATGTTCGTCGTCTATTCTTGGTAGTTGAGCGTGCTATTAAGTTCGCTGCTCAGTACACACTATTCGAGTTGAATGACGTATTCACTCAGAACCAGTTCAAGAACTTGGTTACACCTTACCTAAGTAATATTCAGGGTTCAGGCGGCATCATCAACTTCGATGTGGTTTGTGACAGTACGGTTAACACTCCAGAGGTTATTGATGCAAATGAGTTCCTATGCTCTATCTACATCCAGCCTGCGAAGAGTATTAACTTCATCAAGATCACTTATGTTAATACCCCAACTGGTATTAGTTTCTCAACCATTGAGCCAACTCAATAAATAATCTCAAAAGGAGATAGCAACACATGGGTTTTGATCTAGCACAGTTCTTGGCAGAAGGTTTGATCTACGGAGGCGCACGTCCTTCAAAGTTCGACATTCAGGCAACTTTGCCAAGTGTTTTGGCGGGATCAATCGATCCCTCATCAACAGCGAAACTTCAGTTCACCTGCAAAGCCGCTTCAATTCCTGCCTTCGCCCTAGGCGTTGCAGAAATTCCTTACTTTGGTCGTAAGATCAAGTCATCTGGTGATCGTGTATGGGACGACTGGCGTATTCAGGTTATGTTGGACGAGGACTACAATACTCGTGCGATGTTTGAGGCTTGGAATAACTCAATCAACTCGCTCGTTTCAAACGACATGCTTGCATCAGAAGACGCAACTTCTCCTTCAAATACCCTAGCGGGCTTCACTGAAGAGAATTACAAGTCAAACTGGACAATCAGTCACTACGGCAAGGACACATCAACGATCCGTCAGTATACACTGATTGGAGCTTGGCCTCGCGTTATTGGTGAAATGACTCTCGATTGGGACAACACCAACC